GATTTTTGGCTCGACCTGAGGAATAAAGATAAACTCTTCTGACATTGTCTAATCCTCACTTAATCCGAACATAGGGCGACAAACTGCTGCCGGTTGCAAACGAAAGGCCCTGAGTTACGCCAATATGGGTTGGCGTGCCTGAGAAATAACCACCACGGTTTGTTAATTCATAGGCTTTTGTACCAACAGTGCCGTATTGGTTGCGAGCCATGAAAATTCCGTACCACTTAGAATCAAACTTCTCTAACCCCATAAAGTTTAAGTAAATACCACCGGCAGTCTGCAACGTATTGCTTGGCGGGTTGTTGTTGAAAATTAATGGGTGAAGCGTCCAGGTCTGACCAAAGTCCGTAGAGGTGGCAATGGTAGAACCTGCAGTGTCACCGTTAGTAGTTGATACGTTGTACATAATCAACGTATCGCCATCCCGCATAAGGCGCGGCTGATAGCCAGATGCACCCCAAAAATAATTACGCAGGTGGGGGTTTGCACTCGCTGCGTTTAAGAGGGTGTAGTTGATACCGTCTGTAGTCTTAAGGAAGTACAGACTAGTTGTATCGTTACTATCGAGACAAATAATGGTGCCTTGGGTCGGATGATCTACGCAGAAGCGATACCCCGAAGAGCCAAACAACATAGAATGGCCTATAGAGGTCGGCATACCAACCGGAACAGTCCGTTGAGTCCACGTCTGTCCGTCAGCAGACGTCATGATACGGCCGTCCCATGTCACCATAATCCAACAGTTACCCACAGTAGACCAAGTAAACCGACCCGGATAACGTAGATCTGAAGTGATATTTAGCGACGTAAAGTTAACGCCGTCTGTGGTCTTAAAGGCGTTAGCGCTCCACCCGCTTCTGGCGTACTCATAAATAGTCCACAAAAGCGCAGTAGTCTGATTTTCCGCTGGGATCGGCGTGTAGCCCCAGTTCCATGTAGTCTGATAGTTACGAGTAGCATTTTGTGTAGGGCTATTAGCGCCCGTCGACCAAAACATACTGAAGCCGTTGGCGTCAGTATCCATTGAGGAGCGGTAGCCACTAAACACGAGCCGGTTATTGAACAAATGAACTGAATGAACTCCGCCACCGTCGTCGTCCTGCTGGGCGGTCACGGTGTTTGCAAAGTTGACGCCGTACTTATGCTTGAACCAAGTAGAACCTGCGCCTGCGTAGTTGCTGCCAATTAGGCATATATGCTTGTACGGAAGTCCGCTTGCTTGATCTGTTCCTAGCTGAAAAAATTTGGCGCCAGCATGACTAGAAGTTTGGTTCCAGTAGTTTGAGTACGACAAGAACGACCAATCCTTATGGAGGGGATCAGTAGGCACGCTGATTCCACACAGCGTATTTGATGCAACAAGAGGCGCGTACGCAGAGGAGTACTCTTTGATAACGCCGGTCTGCATGTATTCGCGAGTACCGTCAGTAAAGCTAAACCCTTTGGTTCGCGCGTTAAACTCGACGACTTCCCCGAGTATCGAATCGCCGCCGCCAGTAAATTGAGTGAGCGTACTCATGTGAAAACCCATCCTCTCGTTGCGTCTGCATACCGAAGTTGAACAGCGGCGTAGGCCGCGTTAATCGTAAGATTCTCTGCAAGGGACTGGATATTTGATCCGTTCCTTGCGATGACGTTGTCTGTTCTGCCGTTAGCCACCGTCACCCACACCACATCGCCAAGCGACGGGGTCGCTGGCAGCGTGACCGTGGTCGCTGCTGCGTTGACCAGAATGTAGTGGTTGAGTGCTACGGCCTGCTGAGTCGTGCCGCTTACAATATTCGCGGTGGGCAACCCCTGAACAGGCGTGCTTACCCATGCGGTGCCGTCAGAGGTAAGGACGTTCCCAGCCACGCCAGGAGATGTAATGCCAGTGCCACCGTTGGCAGCGGCAACAACACCGGTAACGTTGGACGCGGTGCCGGTGACTGAGATGTCCCAGGAGCCGGTCGCTCCAGTACCTGTCAGGCTGGGTACACCAAGCGCCGTTCGGGCACCAGACTCGGTTGTTGCGCCGGTACCACCGTTAGCTACCGTAAGAGTACCGGTAAGCGTGATCGTCCCACTCGCAGTGATCGGGCCACCAGTAGTCGTAAGACCGGTCGTACCACCGGACACCGAGATGCTGGAAACCGTGCCGCTGATTGAGTTCCAAGACGTGCCGTTGCTGTAGTACGGCAGGTTGGTTGCGGTGACAAAAATGATTCGCCCAGCATTTCCAGCTGCGGCAGGAAGATCGTTAACAGCAGCAACGGTAGCGGTAAAACCTGTGTTAAGCTCGTTGAGCGACTTGGACAGGAGTAAGAACTCAGTACCACTGCTTGAGCCAGTAGTACCGTTCAGTTTTGACTGAAGGCTGGACTCAAAAACCGATATATTGACTGGCATTTGGCCGTACCTCTCTAAATGCCCGCCAACGCGAGCGCTTCTACTTCTCCAATGGAATCAGCGACGTACTGTTGCGTGGCCGCGTCTGTTATACCATATCCGGCCAGGGTTGTGGGTTTACTCATAAGGTCCGAAAAAAGACCCGTAGACGCGACCGTATGCAGCCCCGCGACGTCGCCTACGTTAAGCGCACCGTCGGAACCGATGGCGCTGGCTAGTGTTCTGGCTCTGGACATTACGGCCTTTCCCCCTCTAGTACGGTAGTAGACAGTATTTCTGTAGCCCGCTCTTGGGTGAGCAGACCTTTGCTGACCAAGACGTTAAGTCCGGCCACGGTTCGTTCGTCCGACAAGTTGACCTGTGACACCATGTTGAAGGTCTCGACCCAAGCCTGGACCTCAACGTCGGTCTTGGCAGCGGTCAGAACGCCGACATACTCAGTGTCGGTCATGCGGAAACGAAACGACACCTTTGTGATAATGTTAGGAATAGTGATCGGCGGACGTGGGTCAACGAATTCGCCATCTATATAACTCCAACCGGGGCTAACATAGTGCGTCGGCGTTTCAACCCATGAACCAAACAATACCGGCTGCGTGGCCTGCTCGACGACATTTGTTACTTTTCCGTCTTCAATCAATGCCCAACGCTTCATGGTCCAAAATCCTCAATGATAATTAAACCGCCAGACCCGCTGCCAGCATCCCGCCCGCCGTAGTAGTACCCGGCGCCGCCCCCACCGGCTCCGTAGCCAGTTGCGTTACCACCGTTTACACCCCCGTAGCCAGATCCAGAACCTCCTGCGCCATATTGCGACGACTGTCCATTAAAACCACCAGCTCCTCCGCCAGCGTCACTACCCTGAGAGAAGTTGCCGCCGCCGGATCTACCTCCAACTGCGGTTAACGAGCCAAACGTAGTGTTGCCGCCGCCGCCAGCTCCAACAGCATAAGAAGTAGCCCCTGACAACTTTATCCACTGTGTCCATACAGCTGCAGCAGACCCGCCGTCACCGGAGCCGCCGCCACCATTTCCGCCTCCGCCGACGAGAGTGACGTAGCACCACGCATTAGCGGCGGTAGGCGTATATGTTCCAGTTCCACTTGTATACGTAGTTACTTGTTTTGGCTTTCCGCCAGACCTTAGGCTGCTAAGAGCGGTCATATCAAAACCCATCCAATAGTTGCGTTGACGTAGCGGAGCTGCAGCGACGCTTGCGTGTCGTCGAGCAGTAAGTCATCCGCGATGCTTTCAATGTTCTGGCCGTTGCGGGCAATCACGTTGTCGATGCGGCCGTTCTCTACAGTGACCCACACTACGTCGCCAGCCGCCGGAGAAGCCGGAAGTGTGACGGTCGTGGTAGCAGCGTTAGTCAAAACGTAGTGCTTGTTAGCGACGGCTGCTTGCGTAGTGCCAGAGACGACTACTAAATCTGGCAGACCGCCAGCCGGGGCTTGATTTTTCCATAAGTTAGTGGAGCCGTCGTATACCAGTATCTGCCCATTGGCAGGAGACGTAATCAGTACGTCGTGAATCTCATCCAGCTCGTACCCATTCTGTGGGCGAACGTAAATCTGACCGCCGCCAGCATTGGTTTTTTCGACAACGCCGATATAAACCAAGTGGTTTGGCGCTACTGGCTTAGTCGTTGTTAGCGACCCAGCAGTGCTTCCAAGGTAAAGAGTTGCTCCGCCAGTGTAAGCGGATGTATCTATATTACTTAGTACGCCTTGGCAAATAACGTAGCCTGTCTGATTCGCGCCTATGTTTTCAGCGGCAAGACCAAAAGTCTTTGCCGATGTTGCATCAGAAGTATTAAACGCCAGCTTTACCGTCGCTCGATCGCCTTGAGCAGAGTGTAGATATACAGGCTGCCCTTTATTGATTGTAAACGACTCGGCGTTAGTTACATACGCATGCATTGTTTGACCGAGAGACGCAACGGCATTACCGCCGAGCATCGGCATGCGCAAAGAGCCGGTCGCAGAATCCCATGTCAAGCGGCCAACAGCGTCGGTGACGACTGCCGTCTGGTCAAACGTTATGTAGTCAGGATTTAGCGAAGTAATGTCAGTGTTCGCACCTAACAGCGCGTACTTCGCATCAGACTCAGCTTTTGTATACGCGCTGTCTAAAGGCTCGTAACGAGCGTCAGATTCTGCTTTCGTGTAGGCGCTATCGATTGGTTCGTAACGGGCATCAGCTTCAGCTTTTGTATACGCGCTATCAATTGGTTCGTAGCGAGCGTCGGCTTCAACCTTGGTGTAACCGTCAGTTAAGCCTCTCGGTACATACGAGACAACTTCAACCATGTCACCAGCAGAAGCAGGAATGGTTAATACAACCGCGCTCATGTCGGTAGCAGTGAAATCGTCACCCGCTACCAACTTAACGCCGTTGTAGTACACATCGACGTAATTAAGTATGTACCCGCCGGTGGGCGAGAACGAGGTCTGACCAGCAGTCGCCGTGAACGTAGTCACGATGCGCTGCGTTGAGAACCCTGGTGCGTTGCCGATGTATGCCATGCGTTACCTCAAGAGCAGCTTTTGCTGCTCTGATTTTATTTGGCTGGGCTAGGAAGTTCGGTGGAAGCCGCTCCTGCCGCTACCTCCATCATTTCCTTAGCGTTTCTTTGCTTCTCAGCTTGCGTTTGAAGTTTCTGTATCAGGTTCACAACCACCTCAAACGGTTGTTTTGCCAACGCGCCAATAATAATGTTGGCGTCCTGCTCAGTAAGAACAAAAGAATACGTTTCCATTTAGCACCTATTAACCGTTTGAACCAGCAATGGCTTCCCAAGAGCCTGATGCTTCGTCCCAATCGTAGCGTCCACCGTCAGACGGAAATGGCACCGGTGGTGCCCAGTTCAGTTTGACTTCATCAAAAACCCAAGAAGCAAATGGCTTCGGTGGGATAAACGCGTCGTAGTCAGCGTCATAGGTATAACCTACGCCAGCATATCGTTTACGAAACGTTCCGTTATACGAGGTCTGCACCCAATTGCCCTCGCCAAATAAACTTTGGCAAAAGGCGACGCCAATACTTTCAACCTCGTTTCCGTCTTCGTCGCATATATCTTCGTTGCCAATCACTACGACTTTGATTACCACGTTGTCTTCATCAAGCTGTGCAAAATGTGCCACGTCTTATACTCCTTATGCTAACCACTCGACGATAACCATTCCCGATCCACCGTTACCGCCGCCGCCATAACCACCAGCACCGCCACCGCCGCCGGAGTTTCCAACCGCGCTCTCACCGTAAGCGTCGCTAGCGTTACCGCCGTTACCATACAGGCCGCCTGCACCGCCGCCCCAATTGACGCCACCCGTTACGTTTCTACCCACTAGCCCGCCAAGGCTACCCGCTGCGAAAGTGTATTGCCTTGCGCCACCAACCGCTCCACCAGCGCCTGCCTGTGAATTTTGCTGTTGGCCAATACCACCGCCACCAAGCGCGCCAGAGCAGCTAATTGAGCCAAACGAAGTAGCACCGCCAGGAGACCCGTTACCTTGAGAGTCAGGAGGGTGACCAGCACCCCCTCCACCGATAGTGACAGCAACTCCTGATCCCGGCGTAACATTAACGGCCCTTTTGATCATATATGCGCCAGCACCGCCGCCGCCAGCACCGTTGCCGTATGCGCTTGCGCCTCCGCCTGAGCCGCCACCAACCATGGTGACCCAAACGGATGTAACGCCTGTCGGGACAGTAAAGGTGCCCGAACCTGTAAATGTCTGTGACTGCAATTTGCTACCCGTTACATAAGAAGTGTAATTAGCGCTATTAAGGTACGTGACCCACGCACCGTAATTGCCGCCTTGTACGTTGCGAGTGCGAAGAACGTTAGCATTGTCTTCCCACCCCCACGCGACCTGAACGCCCCAGACGTTTGATGCGTTGGTATGACGCATGTTTTGCTGGAACCACCACACTCCACCGGGGCCACCTGTTGAGCTACCAGTAGGTGTGTCGCCAGAAAGCCTTGTGCTCCCAGCAGGCGTGTTGGCGAAGTCGGTGTTCCAGTTACTAGCAAAACCCTGCGTAGTGTTGGTTGCGTACGCGGCCGTGCCGGAGATATTGATGCCCCACGTACCACCGTTATTTGTGACGGCCTGAGAACCGTTAACAAAAAGATTGGCACCGGGCATGGCGTAGTTAGTCCCATCCCAGAAAAGGTATCGCGTTCCAGTATTACCAAAGAAAATAACGCCGGTGCCGTTACTACGAGTGGCGGTAATGTCTTGAGCAACAAAAGCACCATTAGCATCACGCGCGACAATAGCGTTTGCTGTATTTGCACTTGTTGCGTTCGACGTTATTGTGAACGTTGCGTTGCTCGACTGGTTAGCCGTAAAAGTCTGAGAACCAGACAACCCCGTACCCGACACGTTCATTGTCAACGTGCCGTTGTTTACGTTGGAAGCCGTGGTTGCCGTAGCAGCGTTGCCGCTGATCGAGATGCCCCACGTTCCGCTTGCACCAGTACCGGTTGGCTGCGGAGGCGTGTACCCGAGCGCGGTCGTCACCTGGCTTGAGGTGATCGTGCCGGTGTAGGTAGGCAGGTCGCCCGAGGCTAGCGATGCTCCGGTAGTAACGCGGCCTTTCGCATCAACAGTGACTTTTGTGTACGTACCGGCAGACACGCCGCTGTTGGCTAACGTCAATGCCGTGCTGGATCCAGTCGATCCGGTTCCAGTTACATCACCGGTAAACGTCAAAGACCCGGACGGGATGCTAACAGCAACGTTACTAACAGAAGTAAGTCTACCTTTAGCGTCAACCGCGATCTGAGGAATGTTTGTTGCGTTACCGTAGGTGCCAGCACTAACGCCGCTGTTAGCCAGCGTAAGAGAGATTGCAGTAGTACCGCTACCGCTGGCGTCACCGGAGACGGTAATCGTCTGGTTGCCGGATATATACCCGCTAGGGTTTGTGCTGTTATACGGAGTAAATCCGAGAGCTGTAGTAACGTCAGAGTAGGTAAGGATAGTCTGATACGTACTAGCTGCGCTAGCAATCGTTAAGTACGGAGAGAGCGCAGAACTAGTTATGTACCCACTAGGGTTAGCGGAATTGTACGGCGTGAATCCAAGCTTATCAGTAATAGCAGTAGAACTAAGTTTGGCAGCCGTAACTGCTCCATTGGTTATATCAGCTGTGCCAACTGACCCGTCAAGGACGTTGTCACCAGTGATTTGTCCGCCAAACGGAGCGTTACCAATATAGCCCATTGCTCAATCCTCAGACGAGGTAAGACAGAGTAGCGTCGACTGAATTACTAGCACTTGCGTACGCAGTAATTGTGTCGCCCGTTTCGAGCACCACTTTTTGATCGCCGCCTACCACCGCCAACGCTCCGCCTGGAAGAACCAGTGCGTCCTTAATTAAGAACGCAGAAGCGCCGCCACTCTTGTTCAGTTTCGCCGAAATAGTCACGTTTGTACCGCTTGCGTTGGCAAAAGCTAACCCAATAAGGGTCTGGGTTTCCCCAGCCTGTACGGTAGTAGTAACAGTCGAAGGCGATCCTGATGTGCCGATGTTCGGCAATGCGATCGATTTAAAAGCCATGTGTTACCCCAGAGCGATAGCCATAGCAATCGCTTTGCTGTCTACCTCAGCGCTTGAGTACACGCCCAGATTGCTCCGGGCGGTACTCGCGCTAGTGAGGTCGCTGAGGTTGGCTGCTTTTTCCGACTTGTCGCTATTCAAGTTCGAAAAGTTAGCATCAACCTCCGCATTAGTCAGCGGCGATCCCTTTACGTTTCTAAGAGTTACCGTTGACATTTACGGTCTCTGTTAGACCGCTGACAACGTGATCGTCCAAGTAACGGACAATGCGTCATCTGCGCCCTTGTTCACAACCGGAAACACGGTGCGGCAGAGCATGTCACCAGCCGTCGAGGCATTGAAAATGCCCGCTTCGGTCACAGCACCAGTCGCGTCACCCGGCTCAAACGAGGCAACGTAAACAACCTTTTCGTTGTCCGTGCCAGCGATCGTGCTGGAATCAAGAGCCTCACGTGAGCCAAGCACGCTCACGAGATCGGTCTGACCAGCGGCAGCAGCCGTGGTACCAGAGCCGAGACCCATATGAGACATGACAGCCTTCGACGTGCCGACCATACGGCTAATGATGTAAGCCAAGCCCGAGCTGACGACGAGATTATCGACCTCGCGCTCGTCCTTGACGTTACCGTCTTTGTCGCGCAGAACAATGTTCAGGCGACCCTTCACCTTCAAACTTTCGAGCGTATTCATCTAAAAAGACCTCACTAAGTAAATGACCGAGAACTACCGACAAAGTCTTCTGCGAAATACGTAATATCGCAGTACCCTTGCATCAGTAGCGTTCCCGAACTTCCTACTGACACAGAATCCGACTTACCTAAGTTCGGTTGCTTGAACGGCGAATCCGAGACAGTGGTTGAGTCAGACAGGACTTTTGATAGCAAGCGTACCAACTGGTCAACTGCTACAGAGGAATCATCAATGCTACGTAGGTATGTAGCAATCAAGACAAACTGATCAGAGATCTGAGTTTCGTCTGCTAGCCCCTTAAACAAAGCCAAGACAGAATCGTCTGATACCAACGAACTGTCTGCGCGAGGCTTAGACAGTTCTTGTGATACCAGGTCAAACAGATCAACGCTGTCAAATAAAGGCTTCGACAACGATACTACAGCTGTGTCAGCAACTGACAATGCTTCGTTAAGCGCCTTAGATATCTCCAAGACATCTACGTCAGACAAAATACCGGAGTCAGCAGCGTTACGTATCGACGTCAGCGCAAGTAGGATAGTATCCGTGACTGTTGCAACGTGGGCTACAATCTTGTTGATCTGCAGTTCGTGCTGATCCTCAGCAGTAGCACGGATGAGATCATCGACGGCCTTCTGTACCGAGCTTACGAACGCATCAGCAACGGACGGGAACTCAAAGAGGCCTTTGTCAAACACGCGTGCTGCTGCGTCAGTCAGTTCCGCATCATTGGCGAGGGCTTTATTGCTGGCCAGAACACTCTGGTCAGCGACAAACCCGGCGTCGTCAAACTGGCGTACGTAGTCAACCTGACGAACAAAGTTGTCAGTAGCTGCAGCAACGTTGCTAGTAAACTTAAAGAAGTTGACCTCTTGGTCGTCTTCAATAGTCAAAGCACCGTCGATGTCATCGGTTACTCCGACGACATCGGAGAGGCTCTTTTGGGCAGAGAACTGATGCAAGTCCGACAGAACTGCTGTGTCAGTCAGCGATTTGGAGACCGAGGCAAACGCTTCATCGGCAATGGCTAGCGCGTCTCCGACCACCTTGCCGGTAGCGAGCGACTTATTGTCTATAACAGCGGCAAGATCAACGAGAGCCTTGTAGACCGCATTGACCAATTTGTCTTGCGTCAAGGCGCCGTCTGCCAGCGCCTTTGCCACTGCTACGGCTCGGATGTCTACAAGTTGAAGTAGGTCTGAGTTGTTCTTAAAGATAGCCAGCGTTTCGGCATCTGTTAAGGCGACTGCATCTTGGGCCGATTTCTGGAAACCTAAAGCATGGGCATCGACTGCCCTAAATGCGTCAGTTAAACGCTTCGAAAAAGAACGCTGCAGGTTTTCGTCTACGGAAACTCCGTCTTCCCGATCGACAAGGAGTAAAAACAGCCCCAGCTCATAGACTAGCGTAATGACCGCTGCCTGAGTAGCTGCGGCTAACTGCACGGCGGAAACCGATGCAGAGAGCGCCTGGGAAGATATGGCGCTCTTTATGACTGTCCAAGCGGCAGTCAGTTTCACGCGATGTCCTCACGGACTTTAAACTTCAACAAGTCGTAAACTGTCTGGCGCGCGTTGGTCGCGGACCAGTAGACCTCGATCTCCCCCTCGTACTCACCAGCCGGGACGTTAAGGTCACCGGCTTGCCAGGAAACGACAGCGATGCCGTTTGGGGCGTCAATAACTACGCCTTGCCGTGAAAACAACGAAGTAGTAGCGCCGACAGAGCGAAAGTGTAGGGTAACGGTAGCACCCGTTAGGTCTATGACCTGACCCGTATTTTCGTCGGTAAGCGTGAGGCGCACCTGAGGGCGGGTGTCCCCTTGAACGAGTTTAATTTTCTCTGCCATCTTAAACCCTTCGTGTGGAGGTAGAGATCCCCTACCGGATATTAGCAGGATCGTTTGTACAATGCACGCCGGACAAGTACAAGGAACGCTCGTCCATACGCCGTTTGACCAGGCCAGGAAGTACCCGGCCACCGGCCTTAGTCCACTTCAGGAACTCATCAGCCGCTTCCTCAAACTCGCCCCGGTTGGTCTTCATCCGAAGGGAAGAACGCTGGAGATTGCCGAGGCCCACGTTGAAGGCAAAACTGACGAGAGAATCGAAAACTCCCTGACGGCCAGCAGCAGCAGGACACAGTCTAAGTACACCACGCTCAAAACGGCCAAGGTCTTCAGCAAGAAGAGCGTCAACTTCTCCCACGGAGAGGACTCTGTCCCAGCCAGGGGGTACCGATATATTACGCCGCTCCTCATACTTTATCCTCGTGTGGGTTGGGTCAATTACGTGGCCCACGCCGACCGTCCACAAAAGGGCAGGACAGCGGTAAGGCTTAGTCCGCACCCCTTCGTGGTGCTTGATCATCTGGATGGCGGCGGGGGAGACTTTCACTTCTTGTTGAACGCCTGAGTGCCAAACCAGAAGGCGATTATGCTGCTGAGGATCAACATCTCGTCATCACCAAACACGTTCTCCATAGCCACGGCGAACGGTACGCCTTGGTTCCAGGCGTACCAGATGCCCGTAATGTTAAGGGCGACAAGCTCCAACACGAAGATGTAGGTGACGACCGGGCGAACGGAGGCCCGGAGGTTAATCATCCACTGGGATGCACCTTTGCCGATCTCGATGTCGTGCTGATACAGGGATTGGCGCTCTTCGCCTGCCGTTTGAGTTTGGATTTGCTCCAGTTTGATCTCTTCAACCCGAGCCTGAGCAAGAAAGCCCTTCTCGGCCAAAGCCAACTCACGCTCCTTCTGCGCGGCAACCAAGGCCAACTCGTGTTTCTTGTCCTGTCGATCTTGAAAAATCTGCAAAATCTTAGGAAGACCGCCTGCCAAAAATGACAGGAAGGTACTAATCATAGTCATCATTTTTCGTTCCTCTTGTTAAGCAGATCAAACAAGGTCTTGATCTTATCCTCTAATACCGCGACCCGCAGATCCAGCTTAGACAGCACGATGATAAGGGTGATCATCGCCAGAATAACTGGCCATGCGCGAGTAAAGATTTCAAAGAGTTCCATAGGTACCCCTTACAGCTGGTTATAAATTGGCAGCAGCCGGTCTTTCAACGTCCGGTCTATCCGCCAGCCATTAGTCATAGCGGTATCGATAGTCTCTGTCGTGGGTCCAAGAAGCGTAAACAGTGGGCTGTCGCCAAAGTTAGCAGCATTTGAAGCCCCTGTAGCTAGCCCAAATGGCCCGCTAAAGTTTGACCGCTCAAAGGCCGTTCCGAGATACTCAGACCAGTCCATACGGTCGGTCCGGAAGTACTTCTGGTCGGCCTCAACGAACGGTAAGAACGCTGCCAGGCCAAACTTTGCGTACTCGCGAAGTTCCATACCAAGCATTGCCAGCGGCATAGTCGCTACCGCAGTAAGCGCGAGCAGCCCGGCTGCGGACCCAACACGCTGCCACGGGGTTCCAATATTCTGCTCACGAAGTCTGGTTTCAGCCTCCGAGAACATACCGCCTAGGATGACCTTACCGTAGGAGTAAAAGTAACCTTTCAGCTGCCATATCAAAGCGAAGTGCGGATCAGACGCCCACACCGGTCGCTCTGCAGCATTAGGACGCAGCGTCGAAGATTCAACGAATCGCTGCAGCGCCTGAGTAACCTTCTTACCTTCTGGCGTCGAAAGCTTGCGCCCACTGTTGAGCCAGCTCGTTACATCGGCTCGGGTCAGACCAAGCTCTTCGAGGTACCGATCCGATCGCGGGTTATTGAACTCATTACGTGCGTGTTTCGTAATGAACTGCACGCCCATGCCGGTAGCAAACTCACGAGTGAACCGAGTGAACCAGTTCAAACCAGTCAACGAGAACCAGTGGTCAGACCACTTACGAGCGGTCGGATCCATATAGTCGGCGTCCGCATCAGTGATCCACGCGTTAGCCACGGCTTCTGGCGTAACGACACCGATGTCGCGAGCCAACTGTTTGGCCTCTTCGCGGTTTTTGATAGTCGCTACTACCTCTTTCATGCCAGTCGTCAGGTCGCCAAACTCTTTTGACGCGATAACCGGACCAGCCAGGTCTGTCACAGACGAGATTGCAGCAAACGGCAGGATAGTCACGAACTGAATGAACTGCCCCCAGCTGTTCAGCTTTCGCCAGAACGGACTGAGCGGAGCGCGATAACCCATGTAGGTGTTGATAACCTGCAGCGCCTGCTCGCGATCCTCTGGTGCAAGAGCATCCAGCAGCGGCTTGAGGCGATCGTTACCCTGGTCATCTTTGGTAGCGCGGTCGAACTCGACGCGCTTGATTACCTTGCGGACGTACTCAGAAAACGCCTGCTTTGGCGGGAGCAAAAAGCCGTTATCTCGAAGCTGCTGGCGAGTTAAGTTCTTCGTTAACTCAAGCGCCTCGTTAACGCTAGCGGCCGGGTCCAACGGGTTGCCTTCTACGTCGGCGCCGTTAGTTACCGCCTGCTGAAGGTCTACGAGCTTCTGAACTCTGCTAGTTATTTTTGCGCGGTTTGCACTTGGGTCGGCCTGCAGAATCAAATCGACAAATGCTTGCGGGTCATTTGAGATAGCCACAAGATCAAGCAGACGCGGAAAGTAGTCGCGCTGGAAGCCGATCTTAGTCTTCGATGGGCTGACGTATTCTGAGTAGAAGTCCTCAAGGAACTGGCGGATGGCCAGCGCCTTACCGGTCAACTGTGCGGTCGGCGTGTCTGACGCTGCCTTATCGAACTCTGCGTCCAGAGCCGGATCATCAAATGACCCTAACTCCGTATCAAGTCGGTTCTTATACAAGTCAAACGTACGCGCCGACTGCGGTACAAAACCAAGACGGCCTTTGCCGGTCGGATCTTGGGCCCGTACGTAAAACATATCCGCTATTTCGTTACCGGCGTACATACGCAGGATGCCATCGGCCGTCGATACAAGCCGAAGGATAGGTTTAACGTATGGGCTCTTCTTAAGCTGCGAGATCTTCGACTGCCAGTGCGCCGCTCGGGCTGCGCCGCCGTTGGCAATATTAAGGTCGTTAAGCTCGTATACGAATGCTCGCTCAGTAAAGGATAAGCCGTTTTCCTTTACTTGTGACTTTCTGGACTCAAGGACAGCGTCCATGAACGTCTCGAAGTCTTCGTTGACGGCTCCAAGTCGTCCGCCAAACCGTTTACGGAAAGACTCCGATGTCTGCTTCCAGAGCGACTCAAGGCGAGCCGCAAAGTCCTTGAAGAACTTCTTAACGAGACTATCAGCCTTCTGACGGCTTCTGTACCGCTTGTTAGCCCACAAAGCCACCTGGTCAGAGAACCACTCTTCAAAGCCGAGATCAAACCCGTACTTGTCCTTTAGGTCTTTGAACGATGGGGATGACTGATAGGCTCTAAACAGCCGCTTACGAATAGCGGAGTTCTCAAGCGCTTTATTCCGCTCCTCTTTGTAGAGGCTGTGGCCAATTTCGTGCGCAATAACAAGAGCGTCTTGCAGTACGTTGCCGGACTCTCGAAGGATAATTATCTTTCCAAACTGTCCAGAAATATGCATGCCCATCTTTGTGGAGCTATTCTGCATGCTAGCGATTGCTTCGCGTACTGGATTCAACGCGCCGCCAAACAGCTGCAATAGCTGGTCATCCGACATAGCTATGAGTTCAGCGAACGTAAAAATATGCGGCGGGTCGGCAAACTTGAGCGAGTCAAACAGGTCGCGAACAATATCGCCGACCATGCTGTTGATGGCGTTAGAGATACGCTCTTGCGCCGAGCGTCTTTCGGCCAACGGGCTTACAGTAGTAGGAGCACGACCAGCGCGCAGATCAATAGCTGAGCGCGGCGTGTCGATGTTCATCGGCGTTAGGAGCTCACCGCCCGTAACGCTCGACTCGATCATACGTTCTGTTTCGGTACGGCCGTCTGAAACATCATCTCTTGGCGGGCCGAGCGGTTCAGCAGCAAGCGCAGCTTGGCGCTCTTCTGCCGTCATCACCGACTCTTGGACGGGGTTCAGAAGATCGTTCAAAGATCGCTGACGGCCGCCAATAACTGCCGCAGTTACGTTGCCTAATCGAGCAGGGATACGGCCAGCAGCAGCCTGATTACGGTCAGGCGTCAGCTGGAAGCCAGGGAAAAGCGACTGCCCATCGATCTGTACATCGTACCCTTCAACAGCCAAATCGCCCAAGACTTCAAGCAAACCAGCCCTGGCGGCTGCTTCTGGAGATACGTATGTAGCGCCGGTACGTGGGTCTTGGCGCAACTGAAACCCAGATCCTTCACGGCCTTCTAGTAAGCGCTGCCCAGCCGCAGTAAGGTCAACAAGGTTTACGGCTGACTTTTTTCCGTCTGGGCCAACAATAGTAACGCGAGAGTTCTGAGCGTACTTGCTTCGGCGTGCTCTCTGTATGGCAGAACGTAAAAACTCAGGGAGATTTAGACGTACTTCGTTGCCAGCCGTATCAATTGAGCGGAACAGATCGCCAAAATCATCGCGAACGATTTGATACCCACCATCTGGCGTGTCTTCAATAGATACCGCTGAGTCTGGGTTACTGCGCTGCTCATTTACAGCAGCGTTAAGCATCGCTTCGGTCATAGACGCGAAACGCGGGTCAGCCCAGTTAGTCTCACCGAACACCGTGTCGTAAGAGGCACGGGCGGACTGTGTGTTATCAAACACTCGGTTCGGGTCAGTCTTACGACCATACGCTCGAACAACTGTGCGTTGCCCCTCTACGGCTTGCACGCCTTGGCCGAACATCTCTACCTGGTCAGCGTCTGTCTCGTCGGTCTGTTCGTCAGACAAGTCAATGTCACGAACCTCGACTCGCTGCTCTGACTCAAAGCGGCGCTTACGATCTTCGAGCGCCTTTTCTACAGTAGTCTGTTGGATGCTGCCACCTTCGGGCATCAGATTACGAGCGGCTTCGAAAGCAGCACTTACCCCCTCTGGCGACGTGACTTCTTCAGAGATGACCCGACCGTTACGGTCGAGTGCCTGAACAACAATGTCACCGGGAGCGGAATAATCTTTTACGGCGCTATAACCAAGGGCGATCTGCAAGGCCTTATCTGATGCACCGGCTGCAATAACTTCGCGCACTACGTCTTCGTCAGTAGAGACGATTGTGCCTCGGCCTGGGACAAATGCTGAATATGCCAGTGTTCCATTAATGCTAGCCGTCTTAACCCGGTTTTGCGGAGCGTTAAATTTTGGAGCGGCACCAGCAATCCACACGGCTTTTTTGCCGCTAGACGGATCAACCATCGCACGGAGCTGAGCGTCGATGTCGCCTTCAGACTCGGGAGTTGTTAAGCCAGCCGCCACATCGCCGAACTGCTCGTTGTTGATCTGCTGATCAACGCGCTGCCCGCGAGCTGTTTCTAGGAAGCCTTTAGCCTTTTCTACAATGTTGCCTACATTAGTAAGCACTCCTTGGCCAGGCTTCATAGACGACACAGCGTCTAGCGTTCCGCCTATAGCGCCACCAGCACCGCCAGGAGCAGCACCGCCAAAGAAACCAGCAAACGCAGCTTCTGCGAGACGCATCTTGGCGTCTTCTGCAGTAAATAGCGGGTCTAGGTCAGCGCGGTTTAGGACGCTAATGCCTTCTTGAGCTACTTCAGTGGTGGCTTCGATAGCACCGCCTTGGAGCGCACCGGTGCCTAACCGCTTCGCAAAGTTTGCAAATACGCCGCCTTCAACAGCGGCACGCTTAGTGGCTTGCTCGCCGATCAGCTTAAGTAATGCGTACTCACTACCGACGCCGATTGCTGCTTGCGGAATGCCGATAGCAGCGGCCCGTAGCGCGTTGGCCTGGTCAAGTGGCTGTCCGGCTTCGAGAGCCTCGGACAAATTGCTACCCGACATAGGCGCATATTCGGCAGCGAATGCACCACCTATAGCGCCACGCTTAGCGGCCGTGCGGAGAGAACCATAAGCCAGCTCTGCAATTTGTTGTTCGACAGGATCAGCAACGCCGTTGGCAGTACGCTCAACGGAGTCTTTTATGATTCGCTTGGCAACCTGCTTGTTGACCTGATTAAGTACGCCACGGCCGACGGCGGCTGTAATAGCACCGGTACCGGCACCCGCTATAGATAGCGCGGCTGATGGCAGAACCTGGCCAAAACTTTTGGTTGCCTGTTCAATAAACCCGCCGAATGTAGGCTGGTCTAAGAACTGTTCAAACGTATCGAGACCTTGTACTGGCGCTGCAGCAAACTCCTCACGGAGTCGAGCCTCTTGGATATTTAAAGCAGCGGCTTGTTCGTCCCCCATAAGGGTGTTGCCAAGCGCTTTAAAGTATTCAAGATCTGCTGTTAGTCCTTGAACACCGGACTCAATACCGGCGCTAAATACTTCTTGCAAGTTGCCAGGCGCAGTTGGTAGCTGCGGAGCGTTCTCCCCAGCAGCAAATCTTTGGAACTGCGCATCTTCCTCTGGAGTAGATGAGTACACGTCCCGTAAAAAAGACGTGAACTGATCCTCTTGCTCCGGAAGGACTAGTGTTCTTTCGGCCATGCGTTTAGTTACTGCTTAGCGTTAGCGGCGGCACGAGATGAAGCTATGTTATCGTTGATCACACCGGCTGTTGAAAGGATCGCAAACAACTCTGGACCGCCATCCATGTTCTGGATCTGAGAGGCTGTCAGCTCTTTACCCTGTTGTCGGCCAGTACTTCTATTAACGAGGTATAGCGACTTTACGCGTTCTACTCCGTCGCTTCCTTTTTCTTTAACAACTCGTACGTTTTCTAAACGCTGCGCCATAGTATCAACTGTAGGCTTATCGCCAAACCAAGAATAAAGGACGTCTTTAGCCGGGCCTAAAAAACCGCCGCTAGGCATCTCGTCAAATATGGTAGCAGCTGCCTGTGAAGCCTGCCCAATATGCACTTTATAGGCTTGCTGGGCAGCAACAGGATCTAGTCGGGCCATTTGTCCTATAACAAATTGGTTTCTAGGCTGAGATGCAATAGCCCATCTACGAGCATCATCTAGAGTTGTTTTTACTGGCTTACCATCTTCTGTACGATTGAGATTGTTGCCGCTCTCAACAAGTGTTCTGTCTAAAGCCTGTATATTCGCAAGCTTAACTTCGTTAGCAGACGTACTCGCACGAAGGCGAGCTGTCTCAAGATCAACTGCCATACGCTGTTCTTGTAGGTCCATTTCGCGACGGGCTGCGTCACTCAAGAACGGACTACCAGTTTCAGCGGTGTTGGCAATCATAGTAAGAAGACTTTGTTGCTGCGCTGGGTTAGTAGACTGCGCATAAGCAATAGCAAATGACCCAATGATCTCTTCTTTTGGGTGCGCCTTTGCAACCGCGTTAACCGAGCCAGCTCCAGACTCAGAAAGTCTTGCGCGCATGGCACGTACGTCTGTCTCAGAGAACTTAAGCTGCCCATTCTGAACCGCCGTAGCAATTTCGCCGGGCGACAGCTGCTTAATTTTAGACAGCACATTTTGTTCTAACGCAGCATAGTCAGTGGTACGCATAACAGGCGTGTAGCCGCCTGCCTTAATGAATGCTTGTTTCTTTGCGTCCAGGTCTTGCTGCTTTTTAGACCAAAAGCTCTTTGTCTCTGCGGTAGCATTTGGACGAGCAGAGGCTTCTTTAATGCGTTTGCTTTCTGTTTCAAAACCAGTCCAAACGCGTTCGTTTTCACCACGGATAAACTCGCCGCGTTGGGTGTTAAGATCCGTAATTTCCAATTCAAGACGTTCCCTTGCTGGGGAATCAACTGGCAGTTTGTCTGCTTCAGCGCGTTTTTTACTCAACTGAATATCTAGACCACGAACCTTATCGCTTGCCTTTATAGTTACTGGTACAGTAATGGGTGTTCCGCCAGTGCCTGGCAGCAATCTTTCTCGGTCTTCTCCCAACCTTGACGAAGAAAGACCGCCTTGCGTTTTAACTTCTGCTTCTACGCCGAGTTCTCTGGACAAGTTCCAAAGAAACTCCTGCTTCTGCTTAGGGTCTTTAATAGCAGCAAGCTGCGCAATAACCGTGCGGCTTGCTTCTACTGGTAGCCCGCTGGCGTCTACGGCATTAAGCACTGTACGTGCGCCGCTTCGACGCGCGTACACCGGAGACACGTTGCTAAACGCGTCGGCAATAGTTCCGCCAACGTTTCTTCCAACATTCAAACGAGACTCGGCGCTTGTGGCGCCCATATTTGAATTAGGAATAACGCGCATCTGAAGCGCTTCAATAGCAAGATCAACGCCTTCGTCGACAGACGTATTAATCACATTCTCGTTTGGCTCAGATCCGCCCTGTGCAGTAAACACTCCCTGGCGACCGTCGCTATATTGCCCGGTAGCAATTAGTCTGCCTTGCTTCAAGGCTTCTGGATCTACCCCAGTAAATCGGAAGTCTGTAGGGTCAAACTTCCCACGGTTTAAATTCTCTTCTGCTTTGTTAACGTTCAGGATGTCTGCGACAACGCCGATGTACTGACGGTCGCCGCTCTTAATACCTTTGGCCAAAGCCTCACGGTCGATGCTCCCATCGCGCTTGATGATGCCAAGGCTCTGCGCTCTGCCAAACACGCGGTCGGAATCTTCCGTTAGACGAGTCTTTGCGTTTGTACGCAGCAACTCAGTCTGCTGCTGTTGCGCTCTAGCATTTACATCTTTGTTGATGCCAAGCTGCTCTTGCTGAATCTTTAGCTGTTCATCTTCTCGAGCTGAACGCTGACGCGCCAGATCTAGCTCTTGTTCTTGCAAAAGCATAGCTTGCCGCTGGCGTGCGTTTTGTTGCACACCTTGGATACCAGCCAGGATTGCGCTACCAATATTGTCAGCCATGGCTTACCTCAGAATGCAAACGCAAGGATCGCTGCTGAAGCGAGCGAACCGATAGTTGAATAAGTATTGGCTTTAGACGCTGCTTTTGCCTGTGTGTAAGCATTTTTGCGAGCTGTAGCGTCCGCTGCTGCTGAACCAAGTTGCTGCTGCGAAGCGCGATTTACGCCCTGGCCAATGTTAATTAGGTCAGCAAGCAAGGCCGTGTTAGCTTCACGTTGAGCAATTTTAGCGTCATTAACTGACTGAATACCGCCGAGCGTATTAGCACGCTGCAAACGGAGTTCCTGCTGCTGGATTTGCGCTGGCGTTAGAGCAACTCCGTAACGCTGAGCATTGCGAGACGCTACGCCTTGCGTAAGCGCAGAAGCGGCTCCCACGTCTTTTCGGGCTTGCTCTATAAGAGTTTTATCGGTACGCGCTTTATTAATAAGCTCTTCTTCAAACCCACGGTAGTTCTTTACGTAGTCAAGGTACTCTTGACGCGTGAGGTTAGCGTACGCTTGTTCCGGGTCTGATACGTTTGGGAGCGAGACGTAAGTAGATCCGCCGCCGCCAGATACGGCTTGTTGCTGCCGCAAAGCTTCCATAACTTCAGGAGACAAAGTGGATATCATTTCTTAGCCTCGCGGAGCAAACATGCCGACTACTGGTGTAGAAACAAGATCAGACTTTTTAACAGTTGGGGTGGCTGCATTAAAAGCAGAAGCTCCTCCGGTAGGAGAATAAAACCCAAGCGGAGAAGTAGGTACGAATAATGGCGTACCACCTAACGACTGAGGTTGGTTTTGTTGCCCATACGTAGTGCTTCCGTACGTACTGTAGCGTAACCGATCGCCAACGCCGGTAACTAACTGGCCGGTTTTAGCGTCTTTTGGAGCGTACCATTTACCGCCGCTAGCGATGTTTTCGCCAGCCTGAGCAATAGCGGTCGATGCTATCTGGGCAGCAGCAGTTTGCTTAGCTTGAGCTACCTGCTGATTGGCGCGAGCGCGTTCCAGTGCAGAGGACGTAGCTAGCCGACTAGCTTGAGCCATGCCGGATTGAGCGTCAGCAGCTTGCCCGCGAGCAGTGCCGAGTACGCCTGTCTGCATAGTATTCTGAACTTGCTTGGCCGAAACGTTAGCGGTGTTAAGTTGGCTAGTCAGTGCTTGCGCCATATCGCTAGCAGCAGTGCTGCTAGTGGCTTGTTGAAGGCTAGGCGTAGAGATTGCCTGCATAACGTCTGCGTTAGCACGGCCACGAAGACTGGACTGTACGTCTTCGGTTAGCGATTTATCGCGCATCTCCTGCAGCAACGGATCGTACTTCTGTTTGAAGTACTCGTACTCCGCCATAGCAACTGAGGCGGAAGCTTTTTCAGCTTCACTTGGCTTATAGTCTGCTGCCTTCGGTTTGCTGCTCATAGTGCCCTCGTATATACAACTGTATCTACAGTCCACCCGTTCGTTTCCAAGTGCGACATCAGACCTAAAAACGGGGATCTTGTCTCTAAGTAGCTATACCCCGCTTCTCTGGCAACGCGCTCGAAGAACGACTGGTACCTAGATACCAAACTATTCCCCTTCTCCTTGGCCCACGCGAGCCAAAGAAACATTGTCTTCTTTCCGGTGAAGTTATCGACCTCTGTTGTAGAGACTACGAACCCTTCACTTGTAACCCACAACACGGCTTGTCCATTTACACACGCCGCGTACACATCTTCGGCCCGGTATGTCAAAGTCTTCGCGTTACGAAGGATCTCTTCTACACCTGGTTTAACCCAATCCCACTCCCTACGTATGTCAGATACGATCGGCTCAACCGCCGCTACCGTACCGGTTCCTACGACGTGAGAAAGAGGAGTGAATGCCGCCATACGCTACCTTCCTAGCAATTCCCGCATCAGCGTTTCGTGCGCGTCTGTCTGCTTGGGCTATGCCCTCAGCAAACAAAGACCCGTACACCTGTGCCCCAGCAAAGTCAGTCCAGTCTTTGCTAGGCAAACGCAATAAACGAAACAGAGCACCGTTGACGATGGTGTCGCGGTACTCCGACATCAGCTCGTCATCAGCGGTGGTAGAAGTTTGAGTGGGTTTCAGCTGCACCCGCAAAATGGTACTAGACGCTTTAGTTTCGTTTGGTACCGGTACCATCCAGAACAGTGACTGACTGGTCTTTACGAAGTACTCCGGAGTTCCACGATTGTCGGCGTCACGCCAGTTCTGCTTACGTTGCTCTAAGAGATTAGTGCTGATTGGCTCAATCTCTTTGCCGTCATGAACTACCCACATGATCTTGTGCACTACCGTATCGGTAGGCGGCTCAAGATCATATTCGTAGATGCCAGCAATTGTGGTAACAGGGTCTAATTCGGCTTGCAGCACAGCTGCTTTTTCGCAAAGCTCAATAACCGCTGCGCGGATATTGTTCTCGATAAGCGTGTCGGGGCAACCCGGCACCATCGGGATGATCTCTGGCAGGAGCGACTCATAGAGCGCCATGAGTTATTACCCCGCTACAGCTGGGACAGACGTTACTTGTCGGCTAGCGTCGAAGTTAGGCGAAGTAATAGCGTCTAGCTGCGCCTTACCGGTGATGGAAGACATAAACAGCTGGAAGTGCGAAGAAGCCCGCTGCTGGTTACCAGCATACTCAGCGTCCTTCATGTACGCCATATAGAGGACGTAGTTCATCACGGCGTTTGCAAAGATATCAGGGATATCTAAGTTCCCGTTCTGGGCAACCGTGGTCGGATTAGCCGAATAAATAATCTCTACGTACGACGCTGCTGGCGACGCAACGCCGGGGTACACGTAAAAGTTACGTGGGTTTGCCTCGTCGTAGATGTAATGTTTGATAACCGCAGCATGCGAAGCATCACCGGCTACGAGCGGATCGTGCCAGTCTGGAGTCTGAGCATCGAGCACTTCGCGCGAAACAATACGGACAGCTCGTTTGCCTACGCCGTTTGTAGCGGCGGACATATTTCGGACAACGCGAAGAAGTCGATTACCGTCGCTAGGGATCTCCTGCTTGGTACCGGCTACGAGGGTAATAGTAGTGTTCTTAGCCGAAGCGTCCGGCTTTAAAAGGGCGATTTCACGCTGGGCATCATTGACCCAGAGTACGAGTTCATCCACCACTGGCCAACGAACACCCGTGGTGTCCTGCAGGGTCTTTTGAACTCGGTCAATAACGCTTTGTACGGTGACAGCCATGGTCTACCTCACGAATGAAGGAACGCCTCCCAAGCCGCTTCTCGATCTTCGGTGCTGACTGTTCGCCCGACAACGCGGTTCAATGCGGCTGCCTTTGGCGCTCCGTCAGACTTGAAATCATCTGGGTCGCCGCTCTCAACGAGCTTTTCGATCCCAGTAATAACATCATCCAGCGTATGGACTTCCTCGAACTCTTCTACGGAAGGGACATTATCTATCGTTATGCCTGAGGGTTCTGCTGCTGGTTCGGGTTTTTTATCAGTTGTTACCTGTTTCGCTCCCTGCTGAAGAGCTAGTAATCCGATTTCATCAGATACCTCTCGCTCAACACCCGGAAGAAACAAAACGCAAGCACCGCTGAGAGTAGCTACCCGAATTTCTCGGTCTGAAATGACCTTCACAGAACCTCCTGGTACAAAGAGCGGGGAGCCCCCTCCGAAGAGAGGGCCCCCCTCACAGCTTAGACGGCCGTGTCGAGCGCGATCACGCCAAAGTCTTGGACGTTGGCAGTGACATCGCTGTTGTACTTCGGCTTGCGGAGACCGAAGATCTTACCGATCGAGATACCAGACTGGTTCTGGTAATCGAAGGTGTCTTCGACGATTTCCGGCAGACCGATGTCGGCCATAGCAAGAGCCTGAGCGCCACAGAAGAGAGCACGACCGCCAACAACGTTGGCGTTAGCACCCCACTTGTAGCCAGCGGCACCAGCATTCGCCGAGGTACCAGTCGTTGCGCCAGCAGTGTTAAACACATGGCGGAACTCGTGGACCATCACACCGTCGACCATCAGCGAGCTCGAACCAGCGAACAACTGGTTGCTCGGGCCACGGATGCCAGCGTTACGCACGTTGGCAAGGAAGTCCGAATCGAGCTTAAGGGCCGCCATCTGCTGCGGCGTCACGAAGAGGTGGAACACCTCGTCGTTACCAGCACCGCGAACACCACGGACGTACTGGTCCTTAGCGTAGGCCTTCAACTCAACCACATGACGATACTTCAGCACGTCGGCCGAAGTAATCGCGGTCGTGTCACCGGCAACGATGTCGTTGCCTGAAACGCGCAGGTGGCGAGCAGCGGTCGGGGCCGACACATCCGAAGCGAACTCGAGGTTCGACAGGTTCTGACCAGAGGCCAGCACCGGGCGGAGACCACCGTTCGTCTTGTGCGTGTAAGCAACACCGGCGAGCGTCAAGAACGCGAGCTGGTCCATACGATCGGCCATCGCGTAGGCGAGGGCGTCACGGGACGTCTCACGGAAGTTCACGACCGACTTCTGATCAGCGAGGCGACCAGCGATACGGTTCGCAAAGCGCAGCTGATCGAGCTCGATGGTGATGTCGTAAGCGCGGAGCGCCTCTTCATTGCCCTCAAGCGAGCTGTCGCCCGTCACGCCGTCACCGGTCATGTCGGCCAACAACGTGATCACGGCCTTCGTGCCCTTGTCGGACTTCGTCAGCTCGGTGACCCGCTGGATCATCGCGTTAGAACCCGAACCAGCGAACTGGTTCACAAACGACATATTGCGAGCGACGCGCCAGAAATCACGGCTCCACGCCGTGAGTTGTTCACTAGTCAGCGCCGCAAAGTTAGTAAGAGCCATTTGGCTTCTCCTTGATATTGCGTTTAAAAATCCAGTAATGCACCTGCATTACCAGCCTCTACAGCCGACTTTATGGAGCGGCTAACCCGTTTCCCCGTATCGTGGGGTCACGACTTAGCGCGTATTTACGAGGCGCGACCTCGGCACGTTTAACGCCATTGCAGGCGAAATCTCAAACGTTTTTAGCGTGTGCGACACGGCCAGATATCGTTCCGGCGGACGAATTCAGTTGTAGATTAGCAACACGAATAAAAGTTCGCAACTACTATCTGTATTTCGCTGTCTTTTTTGCAATCCGCTTAGGCTGCTTAGAGAACTGCTTCCCGCTAGCCGTAGCTTTACGCTTATTGCGCGTAGTAGCAGCGTACTCCTGCGGGCTTAACGCATTACGCGCGGCTCGGGGGAGATAACGCTCCCCCGTAGCCTTGCTACCCTGGATGCTGTTCTTACCAGACCGGGTGCCCCAGTCTTCCTTGGTCCACTTCTTGAGCGACCGCTGGGACTTGGCTAACCCCATGAGTTAGTCCTTCCCCATCTTACGAAGCGTCATGGCAAGGCGGGCACGCTGTCCCATCTTGCCGGACTTTTTGGCTGCTTTGCGAAGTTGCTTGGCGGGGATCTTTTCCCCCTTCTTAACACCGAGTGACTTTCGCAACGCACCGGGCTTTTTAATAGCCCCGCTAATCCAGTTCTTAGCCATTACTTGTAGCCTCCACCTGCTTTTTTGTACTGCACGGCCAGCATCTGCGCCTTCCTGGCGCTCCACTGTCCTGGTTTACCGCCTTTACCGCCAGCCTTGATGCTCTCAAACAGTCGTTTTCGCATCGTCGGCTTAGTGTAATTACCGGCGGAGTTAACGCTACTTTTCTTAGTAGCCATATCCTTTGGCCTTCTTAGCAGGGGCCTTCTTCTTGGCGGCTCCCTTCTTCATCGGACCTTTGTGTTTAGCACCTTTCATCATGGTGCCATCCGGCATTCGATGCATATTCTTCATGCGAGACTCCTTTACCATTTGACCTTGTCAGCCCAGTAAGCAGCCGACATTTTGCCCTTAGAAATATTTGATGCATGACGAGCTTTGAACGACTCGCGACGCTTACGGTAAGCAGCTGACTCCCCCTGCTTCTTGGGGGAGCCGCTAACGCCCTGCTGACCGAAGCGAATCGTCTTCACTTGGTCTCCGGACTTCGCCACAACTACGTGACTTTTGGTCGGATGGCTAGGGGTACGCTTAGGTTTGTTGTAGCCAGACACACCGGCTCTGGCGAGCCTTGGATCACGGTTAGCCATTAGACAACGTCTCCACGTAAGCGCTTCAAAGTAGCTGCTGGAAGCGCGTTAAACTCATCTTCGCTCAGCGACATGATGTCAAACGCCTTCTCCCCGCGTGCAGCAGAGCTTTCGCCCGGCATATCAGGCGGCTGAGCCTCAGCGGCCTTCATCTTACGGGCCACTTCAGCGCGCTTTTTGGCTACTTCATCAACGGCAGGCTTAGCAGCAGTCGGTGTTGAGCCAAGAGACGGCTCAGCCGGTGCGCCGGGGTCCAAACCGTACTCACGAATGACGAATTTAGCCGCCTTTGACAGCGCAGCAACCGGGTTGTCACCCTTCACGATGAACGCGTCACGAAGATCGATGACTTCCTGGGTGTACTTTTCGTTGAAGTCGGAACTTGCGCGGTCAAAAACCGGGAAGTTCGTCTCCAACTCGGCTGCGGCCTGCTGCAAAGCCGACATCTGCTGGCTCTGAGTGACCTTCTGCTCCATTTTTTGGGTCAGTTCGTACTCAAGCTGGGCACGTTCCGCCTGACGAATCTCCTGACGGAGGGCTGCGGCCTTCTCATGCTGCCCATCTAGCACCAAATTCTGGTACTCGACCTCTTTTGCAGCAAATTCGTAGGTACTCGGAGCGTTTTCGGCTACGTTTTTTGCAGCCATGAGGTCATCAAGCTGCTTTTGTAGAGCCTTCTGCTTCGCCAGCACCTCATCGAGGCGTGACTTCGGCACCATCGGCTTCTTTTGCTCCGGTTCGGGGGCAATTTTTGCCTCCGGTTCGGCGGCAATTCCTGCCTCAGGCTCAGGAATGCTAGGCGCTTCGACCGGTTCTTCAGCTTTCAGCTCAACTTTAGGGGCCTCAGCAACCGTCTCCTCAGCAACTTCTGGCTCTTCTACCGGCGCAGCCGCCTTAGGCTCTTCGCCAAGGCCAAAGTTCAGATCAATCGAGGGACTTTGAGCGTCCTCAATCGGGTCTGAACCAGGCATACGATCAAGAGTAACTTCCTTCTTATCCTCGGACATGATCAATCTCCTATTGCGGGGTAATCGGCCGCATCAATGGGGCGGGTCGCGATGCGGCTTGTGTCTGCGTCTTTGCAGCGGTCTGCATTACGGTGGCAGCGATGCGAGTCGCGGCAGCGGTCTCCTGCTGCGAGCGGCGAGTCTGGTTGGTCAAGTTGGCCAACTCACGCCGCAGCTGCAACTCCTGCTCCTTCATAGCGATCTGCGCCTGCAGATCGGCCATCTTGAGCTGCGGTTGGACGTCTGCCACATCCTGGACCTTGGCGATGTTGATCGCCGCCTCGGACTGCAGCTTCTGAACTTCCGCCTGCATCTTCGCCAGCGTGAGCTGAACCTGCTGCATGGCAATCTCGTTCTGGGCTGCTGCGGCTTCCTGCTGTTCCGGTGTCTGCTCGACGCCCGTCATCATGCGAATGCGCTTGGCAAGCTCACCCTTACGGGCAAGGTGGCTGTACTCAATGATGGCGTCATCAGGAATGGCGACACCAGCCAGACGCAAGTTGAGGGCTTCGGCGAACTGCATCTCGTCGAACGAGTCGCGGGCCGGGGCAGTACCAATAACGACATCGTACTCACCAAGAGTGAGGTCGTTGATCACGCGGCCTTCCGGAGTCATCTCGTTCAACACGAGCGGCTCGCGGGGCTTGAGCGGATCATCTTCGTTGGTAATCTGAATCACTCGCTGTTCAGTATAGAACTTCTGAACGAGGTTCAGCACCTTCTCTGCGAGATAATGCCGAGTCTTACGCAAGTTATCGAGCGGCACCTGAATCATGATGACGCCGCGATTCTGCTTGGCCTGGATCGCGATACCCGAAACCTCAGCGCCGTCAGACCCAAGCATGGAGTCGTTCACGCCGCTAATAGTCTTAATGTTGATCGCCGCCTTCTGGCTAATACGATCAAGTCCAGTCGGGATCTGGTTCGGCTGAATTTTGACCGGCGGCTGCGAGCCACGGTTGTACTCCAGAACCAAGCCGGTCTCTGCACCGTGCTCTTCAAGGTCGTCAGCAGTCATACCGACAAGCGATCCGCTCTCCACCATCCAGCCGCTGTTGGCAGTGGTGTTGACGATATGCAACTCCTGGCTGGCAATCTTGTTGAGCTGCTCCTGCGGCGAGAGCAGGTTACGCACCATCCCAAAGGGACGACCGCGTCGGAAGTACGCAAAGTACGGCACGATGGTGAAGTCATCGTACGGTGACCAGTCGTCATGCAACACGATCTTGTCGCAGGTGACGGTCCAACGCACACGTCGAACCACCTTAGAGATAATGCTCAAGCCGTACTGCTTGGCAAACTTCTTAGTCTTTTGATCGTTCCAGTTCTCAGGCACTTCACGCTGGTCGCCGGTATTCGGGTCAACGAAGAAATCCGCGCGGCCCATCTTACGATACTGACGCGAGATCACGCGCAGTGCGCGGACATTGCGATAATCTTCGTTTCCTGGGATAGCGGCACCCAAGTAATCCTGCGACGTATCCGTCTTACCATAGCGGGTCTCTTCGTATTCGATGGAGTCCCGACCAAAACTGTTGCCATTCTCGGCTACGAAGCGAAGCGCCTCAGCCTTGTCCTTACCGTAGAGTTCCTCGATCTCATCGAGCGTCATCCACTTGGTCTCGAACACCTCGTTCCAGGTCTTCGGGTCGTACTCCTTCGCATCCGGGTCAATCAGGATGTCAATAGGATCTTTGGCCGTGATGCGGATCTCACCTTCGACGTGATCACTGAAGTCCATACGAACGTCAAAGTAACCACGGCCATCCATGATGAGACCGTCGCTGAACACCGTCTGCTCAACCCAGTCGAGCTTGTTATTGTCAGCGATCTGCATGTACAACTTAGTCAGCACGCTCGCTACGTCCTGATCACCACCACGGCGCGGTTTGAACTGCACGTCGGCACGGCGCGTGGACTGTTCTCCGAGGACAGTGTTCACTGTCGGGAGTACGGTGTTAATGGTCAGTGCCGGGCGGCCTTCTGCCTCCAGCTTAGCCAGATCAGTCTCGTCCCACTGATCGCCGCGATAGAACGCGTCGCATTTCTTAGCCATTTCGACGTACTGCAGGTGCCCGTTGTCTCTGGCCCGGACGTACCGGTTCCACTGCTGCTGGGCAAGCTGCTGTTCTTCGATCGAAGGGGTTTTGATCTTAGCCATGGTTTACGCACTCATCGCGGATTTTTGGCGGGGTCCGCGAGTAAGAGATAGAAGTTTGTCCCGCCAAGACTGTGTATGGACTACTGGAGCTTGATATGTAGAGAACTCAGACATCATGAGACCAATCCACGCCAAGGCGTCTACCTGGTCATCATGCATACCGTTCGGGAACCTAAGAAGTTCCGCAATCAACGGACCAGTGAACGATGCGTCGCGAGGGAAATACACTTTCCCCTGCTGCATGCGTCCTTGGATGGCTCGAGCACGCGCTTCTTTATCGCGCCGCCCAGTCTTAAGATCTTTGAAGTACGCCTCAAACAAGCCGCGCTCACGCACGCGCTTTTCTAGGAACGGGCCTAGCGCCATTTCGATGTGGCTCTTTTCGATACCTACAATCGACGGCTTCCACTGGATGTACAGATCAAGTATTCGTTCGACAAGTTCGAAGCCGTCGAACCGACCGCGCACGCAGTCCATGACGAACATGTCGTCATACTCGTTGATGCCAACTACTATCCCGACGCTGTAGTCGTTACGATCGTTCTTACCGATCGCCAAGTCCCACGCGCAGTAATACCGCATGGAGTCCTGGTCAATCTCGTCGAAGTCGTAGTAGTTAATCATGCTGCGAGTGAAGTACTGGCCGTCGTCAGCAACAGGGTTTTGCTGAAAGAGCGCCGACCAGTCGCGCGGGCCTACGGCTTTTTCGATGCGCCTGAGCGCTTGGACGTCGTACCTTTCGGGGTGGAGAGCTTCTCCCGCCTTGCGGAATTCTTCGTCTTCTTCGGCGATGGCGGGATATCTGACAACTTCCCACTCGTCTCCACCTTGAGAACCCGCTTTAAGAAGTCGACCAGCCAAGTCATCATCATGCCACCTCGTTAGAATGACCAACACGCCACCACCGGGAGCAAGACGGGTGTACGCCGTTGACGTATACCAGTCCCAGTTAGCATCCCGATTGTTCTGGCTCTCGGCATCTTCCCGGTTCTTCACCGGGTCGTCGATAACGAGAACGTGAGCACCTTTTCCCGTAATACCGCCACCGACACCAGCGGCTACGTAGCCACCGCCATCTGTCGTTAGCCATGCTTCAGCGCTTTGACTATCCGGGTCCAACCGCGTTTGAAAAATTGCTTTATAGGACGGTTCACGAAGCACCTGACGTACCTTACGGCTAAAACCCATCGCAAGCGAACCCGAATACGAGCAGCTAATAAACTCATGCGAAGGGTTACGACCCAGATGCCAAGCCGGAAACGAAATAGAAGCAAGCGTTGACTTCCCGTGACGCGGCGGCATAAAGAGCATAAGCCGTGGAGACTTTTGGTCCACCACGTCGCGAGAAAACTGTTCAAGTCGTTTGCAGACATCTTTGTGCACCCAACCCGCGTTGTAGTCCGGATTGAACTTCTCGACGAACGGTAGCAGCCGCTTACGCGACAGTATTCGTTCGGCTAGTTCTTTCCGCGCCTGTTCCTTTACATCGAACTCTTTCTTAGCTGCCTCTGACAGTGGTTCGTTGTCGGGTTTCACCTGCACTGGGTTAAGCAGCGCGTCCTCCGCGTCAGCAAGACAATAGACGCACACCCCTTTATGCTTACCAGAGTACAAGGTCTCCGGATGGAGCTTCTTGCACTTCAAGCACTCAATAGTTGGGATCTCGTCTGTCAAGGCGCGTCAGGCTCCAAGTAACCGACATCCTTACCAGCCAGCTTCAACAACTCTTCGTCAGTCATCCGCTCTATCTGAGCGGGGTTCAAATTTATGTTGACCTGCATGGCGGTGTCTGGGGCCGTTAGCCCGTGCAGCTTCACCAACGAGTCAACCGTGTTCTTCATCTCGGTCGCGTTCACTGCGGCGTTGTACGCTTCCAGGTACATCTGGTGCGCGTGCGTCCTGGTGAACTTGACCTCTTCCCGCATCTGCTCCCGAAAGAAGTTCAGAGCCTGAACTACTGCCGGGCGCTTAGCCGCATCCAACGCCGTCTGATAACTTGCGTACCCAGCTGCACGGCCAGCAGCGGCAATCGTCATGCCGCGCGCCATGTATAGAACCAGCCGCTCCTGCTGCACGGTCAGAGCTCCAAGCGTCAGCCCCATGTATGGAGTGAGCGCCTGGAACTCAGTATGGGACATCAACTCATCAGTCTGAGCTATGTCAGTGGACAGGGGTGCCTGGTTCTCTGATTGAATCGGCAAGCTCTCCAACAACTTCTTCATCCAGATAAACAAAAACCGGTGCCCGATCCCCTAGCTCATGCAAGCGGATCCTGGTCAGGTATTCGTGAAGAGATGTGGGATTAGGGTCGATAGAGGCGACGATTGCCTCAAATATCCACCCGTCGTACACCAACACTTCGTGGCCACCTCGGTATGCCGTACCGATAATGGCATCTTCGAAGCCCTCTATTGCGAACACCTGGACTTTCGGCAGCATTTATATTAGCCCTGCTCCTGTCTAATCACAAGAGTACTGGTAAATTGTCTTCACCCACCAGTACAGCATGTCGTTGCTTAAGCTCTGTTTTAAGAGATTAACCCGTAGAGCAACGAGCTGCACGTTTCCCGGTATATACCCTTGCTGGCTGTCTATTCGGTCGATGCTTGCGTTAAAGTCCTTGGCTCCCGACCCGTCGTTATGGTGAGTGAGCACTACTCCTGATATCGCACAACGGCCTTCTTGCCGTTGCCAGAGATCAATGAGGTACTCGGCGGTTACCTCGTAGTCCGTGAACCCACGACTACGGCTCTTACTTTTGCTCGTAGATACGAGATTCGTTAAGTACGGTTCGTAGCCCGTGGACCGTTGTTGACGGCGCGTGGCTTGATTACAGGGGCGGCATATTGTCCTGAAGCCGCCTTTCATAGCCTCGAAACTCGCTATGGGCAGGTCCGTCTGGCAGCGAGCGCATGTCTTAGTGTCTGACACTAGTACAACCTACCCGGAAAATCGACCGTCGATCTCCTGCGCCGGGTGAAGTTGCCGGAGTATACCCTTGATTCCGCAAAAAATTTCTATAGAAAAATTTTGCAGAAAAAATTTCTATAGGAGGGGGTATGCGTTTTTCTATCTATTTTGCTCACTCATAGTCTCCCCCCTCGCCTCCAGCACCAACCCCTTTCCCGGAATTTAGCCATTGGAACCTTGTTTTTAACCAGAATCGTGGAACCTTGTCGCCCAGTAACCCCCCAGCGTCAACGCTCGACACTTCGTGTCTCGCGGTCAGTGACTATTGTGTATCTGTCAATTAACTAGGAGTAATTACTCATGGACAACCAAGCCAATACAACCAACAACATCAACGACAACGAACAACCGGACCAGATGTATCTCGCTGCTGAGAAAGCAAAAGAAGCATCCAAGTCTGTCATCACCTACGCTAAAGAGAAGCCTGACATGGCAGCTCTATTCGTCCTAGGCGTACTCAACCTCTTCAGCTAATCCAATCGGGAGGGACCTCCAACCTCCCATCACTAACCACAAGGAACTATCCAATGACCCTCACCAGCGGCAAGACATCACTGGCCTTCAGCATCCTCGCAAACATCACCTTCCTCGGCTCGTTCTTCACTGAGCCCCCGGTTAGCCACTCACTCATCATCGCTACCGGATTAGCCGTTATCGGCACCCTCGTATCACTGCTCTCCAACGACTAACAACTATCCACTGACCACGGTCAACATACCGTGGTCAGTTGTTGTTTGCACGCAACACATGTCATGTGCCAGTGGACAACGGTCGTGTGCTCATGGCCAGTTGCCCGTGATCCGCTCACACAGGCATGTGTGCAGTGTGTGCAGCGATTACGGTTTGTGTGCAGGCATGTGTGCAGGCAAGTTTGTTGCAGACAAACGCATGCAAGTGCCTGATTTACAAACACTTTAACCCTGCGATAACGAAATGTGTGCAGTGTGTGCAGGGTTTTTACCATTTTTAAAACGGGGTGCAATTTGAAAAATACAACATGTTGTTTTTCTTGCGAACTGAAAAAATGCCTGCACACAGTGAACACACATTGATTTATAAGGAAAAATGCCTGCACACACACCCTCGTTTGCTGCACACATTGCCCTGTTTGCTGCACACATTTAGACCCTTAGCTGCACACAGTCTGTGGATAACTCAAACTAGTGGTTAAAACTGACCACTAACCACTGTTCACTTATACAGGACAACGCTCATCGGTTCCCGATTCGCGGTCAGATGTCCTATTGATTCACTTATGTAACAACCAGAGGTATCAACCATGTCCGAGCCACAGCAAATTGATCTATTCGACCCAATGGTCATTTACTGCGACGACGCTCCAGTCGTTAACCTCGATCAGTTCTTCATGTTAGTAACTAAGGATTTTGCTAACACGTTCCCCCACGGCACGCTTGCCGTCAGCCCACCTATCCCACTGCGTTCAGGCGCAGGCTGGTATGTCGGACGTGCCGGGTTCAACTTCGACGAAGTAACTAACCGTTGGTGGTACGAGCCGTACGACCGTATTTCGGACTACTACCAAACAGAATCTGAGGCTGCTGACGTAGCCTCTTGGCACCGTTGGGGAGCAGGACACCCATCCATATGAACGACACACAGTGCTACGTACTGGCGGTTGACTCACTGCAACGGGCCTTGAGCTCGTTGCAGTCCTCCCCAGACCAAGACTCCAAGGCCATGTATGAAACCCTTCGCCTCACCAACGAAGCAGCCCATGCCATCTACTCCATGGCGCACATGCGCATGATGGCGGAGGAAAAGCTGCGCGAACTTGAGACTCCAACCGAGGAGTTCTGAACGCTCGCGCGTTCCGCGCTCGCGGTCGGTGCAACCAGTGATCCAACTAACAGGTACCAGTATGAAACAGTTGCAATTACCACTAACAACTAACCACGCACAACGGATCACTCACAAACTACAACAAGCAATCCAATATGCTAAGGAGCACCCAGATGAAGTAATGCTCGCACTAATGACTATCCTGTTATTAGACATTGAAGATGACTTAGACGATGTCTCCAAGTAACCAAAGGATACTTAACCATGGCTTCAAATCCGTATACGGTTCTAAATCTAAACACTGTCCACTGGGATTGGCTCGTTGATCACGAGAACCAGTTGGCTAACCACGAATCATCAGACGTTGATATCGATACAGCGTTTGACGATGCAGACAATGCCAGCCAGTTGGCAAAGCTGCTTTCCGACTACAACTTAACAACCATAGGTAACTACAATGACCGTTAAAGATCAGACTTTCATCCCCAACGTCATCGGCTACATGTCCGAGAAAAACACCACTATTGGCTCCATAGCCAAGTACGTGGAGTCTCAACAAGCGGACGATCCGCTCGAGCGTATTGCTCTTGCATTCTTCCGTTTGCAGCGCGCTCGTCAGGCTGCAGTGACCGCCGAGCTTGAGCAGGGAGTCCCGGTTGAGGGACCGCCGTTCAAGCCGGAGCGTTTGCTCAGCTTCATTCAGTCCATCATGAACGGTGTCTGCTGGGCCGCTCGCCGCTTGTATGTGGCGAACGACAAGCAGGAATTCGGCAACGGCATCGACTTCTCACAAGACGTCGGTGACTATGTCGGAGTCTACGCTACGAACGAGCGTATCCCCGAGCTGGTGGATAGCGACTTCATGGCGCTCACCCGCCTGCACACTTTGCTCGCCGCCAAGATGGCGTACCTCACCGACATCGCTCCGCTCTACCACTTCGAGCAGCGCGCCAAGGACGAGGACGGCAACTGGTACGTCGAGACGGTGTGTAACTCGTTCTCGCAGGCCATGCCGGTTATGGACGACATTGTCGCCCGTCTCCAGCAGGAATCCGAGGCTAACGAAGTTGCTGATTTTATGAAGCAGCTGCGCGCCGCGTAACCAAACCCTAGAGAAGGTTGGTCGTCACCCTTGACCAAAACGACCACGGTCCCTCCCCGTCGCTGATACCTCGGCGGGGAGGGATCAACTTCTGGCCGCCAGGGAGACAGTGTGCCATGACTAATGGCCTAAAAAACCTACTGACACAGTTATCGACTGAACAAAAGTTAGCTTTAGAGATACACGAAATCATGCACGCTGTGCTTACCCATTCTAACACCAAGTTAAAGAATCAGAAGTTTTACAACTACTCAGTACAAGAGCTTTACGACTTTTTGCAACGTGCCGATACCAACGGCTAGTGTGACGCGCACGATGAGAAACGGGATGGTTTCCCGTAGCGTTCTCCCCGGTGAATTCCGGCGTTAGCAGCACGACAGTCCCCTGTGGTCGGGATGCGGATACCACATTGCGTTAAGTGTTTGTGGTGCGATGACAAAGACCGCCGCATAGGGGAAGCACTTCATATATAATTACCGAACCGGAAGTTTAGGGCCTGGCCAGCAGTAATGTATGGCCTCCACCGGATGCTTGGAGAAGGCTAACCCTCTATCCAGCCCTGACTTCCACCTACCACCACAGCCCGTTTGGCCACCAGGTCAAGCGGGCTTTTTTATTCCCAACACAAAAGGACAACCAGACAATGGCATCTCTCAACACAAAACAAATCATGAAGACTGCACTCGATGACCTCGTTGCGCAAGGCATCGACAGCGACAACTTGTTTGACTTCATCAGCACCGTAGCCGGAACACTCGGCTTTGTATTCGGTGCACTCCACGTATCTACCGAAAAGAAGATCCCGCTAGAAGAAATCGACCTACAGATCGACAGCATGTCTGAGTTCATTAAGTCATGTGCCCGACGCACGACTGAACTCACCCCGCCCAAAGCTAACTAATCATGGATACCTGCAGCACCTGCAAATACTGGCGTCGGTGGAAACATAAAGTCACCGACCAAGCCACGTTCACATCTCGCATGGGCAACTGCAACATGGTGATGATGTGGTGGGACGCTAGTGAATGGCTCGAAGAAGAGCCGTTCACTCGAGAAATCAACCCGAAGTTTGCGCACAAACGAGCGTTCGTCCAGGACGCAAGCGACTACAGCGCATGTCTTTACACCCGTGAAGACTTTGGATGTATAGATCACAAAAGGTAAAACCATATGCATTGGAACCACAGAATAGTAGTACAACACAACGAATACCTCGGAGGAGTAGAAACAACCTACCACTTTAAAGAGGTGTTCTACGAAGACGACGGTACTCCCACAAGCTACAGCGACCCGTTTATGTGCGGTGACAACCTGGAAGAACTCCAGTCTTTAGTTAACCGACTACAAACAGCACTAAGCCACCCAGTATTAGACGACTCTATTTTCAAAGAGGACTAACCATATGAAACAAGAATACCGATTCATCGTATTTGAGTCCCAGTCCCCACTATATGAAGAAGACCCCTTCATAGCATTGTGCGTAGTCACTTACGACGAACAGGGCAAACTGTTCAAGTTCAACTACCCAATGCACACGTTCGACAACATCGAACAAGTAAACACATTTGTACTAGATATCATGCGTGCCGCCCAGCTTCCCATGCTGCATGTTAGTGACTTTCCAGTGTCAGCGTTCGACGACGAAGACATTGAGTTCTAACTATGCTGAAAGCACTCCGCGCTTTTATTAAAAGGATCAACTCTATTAAAGACTATGACTGGCGTCATGTGCCGCCGCCCAACTGGGCATGCAAACGCAGCGGCCGTGACTACTGGTAACTATCATGAAAAAACCAAACGTAATACCACCAGGAAAAATACTAATCGACTACGACATGTACAACAGTGTGCTACTCCTAGCAGAGTTCAACGGAGTGGAATACGTAAACTACGAAGTCATACAAGACTTTCCACTTTTACCTGCAAACAAACCACGAGTTACTAACAAACTACGTAACTTTTTCCACAGTGACACTATTCTTTTCTCTAGAAAAAACTCCAACGTAGTGCATCAAGCACATGAGTACGTAAAAGCTAATAAACACAGATTCCCCGAATACACATCCGAAGAACACAAACAACACTGGGTAGGACTATGGCAAGTAAATATGCATGCCAATCGTGTGGCATAACTTTCGAAGAAGACGAAATAGTCCCTGTTCACGAAGGCAACAACGTGCACTACGTAGGCGACGGCAGATATCTTGAAGACGTCGAATACGACGGTTGCCCATACTGCCTAAGCATTAGCATTGATCCAATAGAAACTGACGACGAATAACGGAGCACTAACAATGTTCTTTCTATCCGGCTTACTTGCAGCTCTAGCAATGATCTTTTTGCTACTTAAACTTAACCTACGACGTATCGCAAAGTACGACATCTTCCTGGACGTAGTACTTACGTTCTTCTTTATCTGGATCTTTGCCGGTACTTTCGCCGGTATGATGGCTGGCCTTTGGGCCGGTGCACTCATATCCATATTCTTGTGGTGGGCTAAACGTAGCCTGCCGCAAGAAGAACTCAAGTGGATCAAGACCAAGCGTTTTCCGTATCGGAAGCTAGCTTGGGTAACGATCATTAAAACCAAAAACCGTTAACTAACATCTGGCCTCTGGCCGGTTGCAGACTTCAGCCCCCCTGAACCCAGCTCTTGGTGACCAGTGCAAGCCAAGAGTCGTTGTCTGTAACTGGTCAGAGGTTAGACCTATCGCATTACTTAAGGAGTAAACAATGCGCACTATTCGTCCATCACAACTCAAGTCCGAACTAAAAGCCAACGCCTTAGCCCGCGTGCCAAGCATGATCTGGGGCCCGCCAGGCCTCGGTAAATCTCAGATTGTTTATCAATTTTCCAACGACCTATACGCCAAGGTCTTCGAGCTTCGTGCCAACTTGTTTGACCCCGTCGACGTTCGCGGCGGTCTCAAAGTAGTTGAGCAAGCCGACGGCTCGTACCGAACTCGTTACGGCGTGCCTGAGGATTACCCCGACACTAACTACCAGGGCACCGTCGTGCTGCTCATCGACGAGTTGCCTAACGCACCTAAAGCTACGCAAAACGCGTTGCTGCAGTTGACGCTCGATCGCAAGATCGGCACTTACGTTCTTCCAGAAAACACCATCATTGTTGGTGCAGGTAACCGTTCGCAAGATCGTGCCGCTGTGCACGAGATGCCAACGCCTGTTAAGAACCGCTTCGCGCATTACACGCTCGAGGCAAACATCGACGACTGGGTAGCCTGGGCGCTTCGTAACAAAATCGACGACAGCATCATCTCGTTCCTTCGTTACCGTCCGAGTCTGCTTCACAGCTTAGACGCCAACGACTACGCGTTCCCGTCGCCCCGTACCTGGGAGATGGTCAGCCGCAAGTTGCCGCATATGAACGACATGTTCTACGGCGTTGCATCGCTTGTTGGCGACGGCCCGGCTGGCGAGTACTTGGCTCACAAGGCAATCCACAAGGATCTGCCTGACATCGAAGAGCTCATCAAGAACCCGTCAACCAGCCACGTTCCGAGCGACCCATCAGCTCTGTACGCAATTGCCGGTGCGCTGGCATCACGCGTAGACCAGCTGAACTTCGACGCGATCATGCGTTACAACAGACGTTTGCCACGCGAGTTTCAAGTAGTTCTTGTCCGCGACTGCTTGGCTAAAGAACGTACTTTGATTAACGAAAAGTCATTCAAGGACTGGACCACTGCTAACGTAGAAGTAGTCATCTAAGGAGAATCACATGGCTTCTGTACGATTAACTAACGAAATCCGTAGCGATATTCATCGTAACGCTATGGAAGCTTTCAAGGTTGCCAAACCTATGCCCAAGCCTACTACTTGGCTTTGCGACCGAATCCGCGACGGCATCATGGGATCCGAAGCGTATAAGGTTCTTAAAGATATGTACGAGACACGCAACCGCTATACGTTCACTTCGCTTGGCGGAGTACCTAACAACGTAGCTCAGACTGCTGACGCTGTTGTTAACCTATCTTCTAAAACTAACTTTGGCACCACGTCTTTTCCTGACGGTACCAACAAAACTATTCCGATTGAGATGGTACCTCAGATCAAGCTTTTCCGAGGCTCGTCCTGGGGCACAGCAGATTTCTGCTTTGAGGACTTTAGTGCGCAGACGCGTGCAGATCTTGCTGGCCCTTTGCAACAACTTTCTAAAGACATTGTTGATCACTATGCTGAACAGCATGACTATTCCAAAAAGATCAAAGATCTTTTGGACGCTTGCACAACAGTTAAGCAATTGCTTACTACCTGGCCAGCAGGCGAATCGTTTGTTCCGCACGAGCACAAGACGCGCATGTACACCAAGGTTACTCGTGTCGAGCGTGCCAAACAGATCCGAGAAGAAGTTCAATTCGACGACTCATTTGTAAATGAAGTAGTACTTACCGCAAAACTAGTAGGAGGCTAACATGTCTGCTGAAAGCGCACTTATCAAGGCGCGATCGCAACTGCTCATGGAACAGCCGTTCTTCGGAACGCTGGCCTTGAGACTACGCCCCGTTGAAAAAGAGGACGTAAAGACGGCAGCCACTGACGGCACAAGTTTTTTCTACAACTCTGATTTCATACGGAAACTAGATCCAATGCAGCTTCGTGGGTTAATCGCCCACGAAGTTATGCATTGTGTCTTCAACCATCAAACTCGCAGACAAGCCCGCGACCACAGCTTGTGGAACGTTGCTTGCGACTACGCTATCAACAACCATCTTGTGGACGCGGGTTTTATTCTGCCCAAAGGCGGCTTAGTAGATCCGGCTTATAAAGACATGTCTGCAGAAGCCATCTACAGCAAACTCCAACAAGAACCCAAGAAGCACAAGCCGTGCGCCTGGGGTATTGTGCTTGATGCAAACAGCGGCAGCATAGAGTCTGGTTCTGCTGCCGAGATGGAATCCCAATGGCAGATCGCTGTTGGGGAAGCACTCTCGGTAGCTAAATCACGCGGCAAGATGCCAGGTCACCTGGAGCTTGCACTAACCGATATTCTTGACCCGAAGGTCGACTGGCGTACTATTCTCTGGCCGTTCTTTACCGATCTTACTAACGACGACTTTACCTGGCGTAAACCAAATCGTGCTTACATTTCGGAAGACGAATATCTTCCGTCAATGTACGAAGAAGCCTGCGGTAAAGTTGCAATCGTCGCTGACTCCAGCGGATCTATCTCTGACGAGCAGGGTGTTCAGTTCTTCAGCGAACTAGACGCAGTGCTCGCTCAAGTCCGACCCGAGTCCGTCGTATTTATACAGTGCGACGCCAACGTCCAGGACGTGCATGTGTTTGACCGTGGACAACGGATCACGGACAACAAACGTACGTTCAAGGGTCGTGGCGGTACAGCATTTGCCCCGGCATTTGCTTACATTAAAGAGCACCACCCGGATGTCCAGGCAATTGTGTATCTCACAGACCTGGAGTCTAGCGACTTCGACGAAGCCGAACGCAACTGCATCGCACCGACGCTTTGGGTAGCTACAACGCGACACTCACAAGCGCCATTTGGTACCACTGTATATTTACCCTCTTGATACAAACTCAGCTACTAACTATCCTCAACGCAAAGGTAGGAGACCTTTATGCCTCGAGTCACGAAAGAACTCATTTTCCCACGAGCCGTATCCACGGCTAATAAAATCAACCTCACTAGCCTGGCCATTGCACTTGGCACTTTGTCCGAAGACAAAGGGCTTAAAGAAATTGCTACCTTAATGACCGACTCCCTGTATGCGAAATCTCGCATACGAGCACAAAAGCGCGCAAATGCGGTACTCGCCGTCCTTGAAGCCTATCGTTAATACGATGGGTCATTTCACCGAAAGTGTAGAAGTTATGCAGGTCTGCGACTTGTTGCTTAATGGCTACACTACTACTGAAATAGAAACAAAACTCAAGATCCCTAAACAACGGGTCGATGAGATTTACCGAATACTGCAGGACGCTACAGCGTACGAAGAAGGATAACGCCGTGTCAGAGACTCTTGTGACTTTGGACTTTGAGACTTACTACGACGTAAAGCTCAGTCTCACCAAAATGACCACTATGGAATATGTTAAACATGACATGTTCAAGGTCTGGGGTGTTGGCATTAAAGTCAACGATGAACCAGCAGAATGGTTTGGAGCAGACGAAGCTGAAGACTGTCTGCGCCAATTTGACTGGAGCAACGTCAAGTTGCTTTGTCACAACACTTTGTTTGACGGCTACATACTAGCCAGGCACTACGGCATAACGCCTGCGTACTATCTCGATACCGCAGCAATGGCACGCGGCGCGTTTCCTGGCTTATCTGCATCTCTTAAAGAGACAAGTATTCGCTTGTTCCCAGACGACGAATCTATGCGTAAAGGCGAAGACCTTGTTAAAGCCAAGGGACTTTACGACCTTCCACCAGACATTGAAGAGGCTATCTCCAAGTACTGCGTACAAGACGTAGATCTGACCTACGCTGTTTACAACAAACTTGTGGCTAATTACCCACAGTCTGAGTTGGACCTTATTCATCTCACAACCAAGATGTTCTGTCAGCCGATTCTTAAGATTGACCGTGAACGACTGACCACGTACCACGATCAGGAATTCACTCGCGCTGAAGATCTGATCAAGAACTCCGGCGTTTCTAAAGATGTACTCTCAAGCAACGTCAAGTTCGTTGCGCTCCTTGAAAGACTTGGCATCACACCGCCAGTAAAACGCAGCCCAAGCACCGGTAACATGATCCCGGCGTTTGGTAAAAACGACGCAGGTTGGAAGCAGCTAATGGCTAAGTACCCAGAGCACAAAGCTCTCTGGGATGCTAGAACAGCAGTCAAGTCGCGCATTAGTGAGACTCGGTCTAAACGATTTTTAGACGTAGCCCACAGCGACGACACTATTAGTGTCCCGCTTAAGTATTACGCAGCCCACACTGGCCGCTTTGGCGGCACAGAAAAGATCAATCTTCAGAACTTACCTCGAGGCAGTGAGCTACGTAAATGCTTAGTAGCCCCAGAAGGCATGCTTGTTTACGTAGCAGACTTGTCTAATATCGAAGCCCGCATGCTTGCGTGGCTCGCAGGGCAATACGACCTTCTGGACCAGTTCCGCAAAGGTGAGGATATATACAGTAACTTTGCCTCGAAAATTTACAACAAACCAGTAAATAAACAAGAACATCCTACTGAACGATTTGTAGGTAAAACCGCAATCCTAGGTCTTGGCTACGGCATGGGACACAAGAAGTTCAAACTCACTCTGGAATCCGGAGCCGCAGGACCGGCCATGCAAATTTCAGAATCAGACGCCTTAAACGTTGTACATACATACAGGTCTAGCTACAGCTGCATTCCGCTCTTATGGGGGCGAATGGAAAACCTCTTGAAGCAATCACTAGACCGAAACAACTACGGCGTTACTTACCGCAACGGAGTCTTAACAATACAAGATCGTTCTCTTGTTTTGCCTAATGGAATGGCTTTGAGATACGAGAACTTACAAATGACTCCTCAAGGCATGACTTACGAAACGCGCGGGTTTAGCCATGAGTCAACTTATGGTGGTCGAATAACTGAAAACGTTATTCAGGCTTTATCAAGAATAGTAATTACTGACAGTTTATTGAGGCTAGACAAGAACTTACGCAACGGATGCGTTGCCCTTACCGTACATGACGAAGTAGTAATTGTTGCATCAGATGAAAATCCCGATGCTACAATGGCTCAAATCATTGACGATCTTTGCACCCCGCCCAGCTGGGCTCCGGATCTACCGTTGTCCGCTGAAGGTGGTTATGACAGGATGTATAGTAAGTAATGTCCAGGCTTGTTTTAACAAGGCGTTTAAACGAAACCGTTGTTGTTCAACACAACGGTAAAGTCCTTGTTGAAGTAAAAGTCTGTCGCATAGATCGTAATCAAGTTCGCATTGCTTTCGTCGCTGACCCGTCAGTAATTATTGACCGGAAAGAAACTTTAGACGAAAGCCCCGGCTCTTCGGAGCAAGACAAGAGCTAGTGTTTCTGGGGAGTTGTTATGAAGGTTACGTTTCTGGAGAGCTCAAACGGCACTCCACTTAGCAAGCATTACTTCACAAGTGGCGAATCACGACCGTATCCGTATGTAAAAGACGTAACTTCGTACGAGCACACAATACCTAATGATCAAGCTGGTTTAGTGCAGCTTGAAAATTTGATTCGCCAGCATGCTGCAAAAGGTAACTGCATGCTGAAAGGCCCATTGCGTCGCCAACTTGTAAACGAAAGCCGCGCACAAAAAAGCGACAGGCTTGCCGTTAGCAATTTACTTGTACTCGACTTTGATGCAATCACATTACCGCGGCGAATTGTACGTTCGAAAAAGCTGAGCGCTAATGACGTACAACTGATCTCTGAACAGATTATTGCTGAGCTGCCACCTGAACTTCATAACGTTAGTTATATCGCGCAGGCATCAGCTAGCCTTGGTCTTAAAGGCGATCGTATTTCGTTGCACATCTTTATGATGCTTACAGTGGCTATGCCACCTAAGTCCATAAAGCTTTGGCTACAAAACATCAATTACGTTTCAGATCTTCTCAAGCCACAACTTGAGTTAAGCGCCAACGGCCAGTCAATCAAACACCCATTAGACGTGTCGGTTGCTGATAACAGCAAACTAATCTTTATATCGCCACCGACGTTTGAAGACTCGACTAAAAACCCATTCGTGTCTGACGACGACCGCGTCATCCGCGTCGACAGAGACAACGCAACGTTTGACATGGCAGCAGCCATGGCAAGTCTCAACCCAGAGACTGTCTTCCAAATAGGACAACAGATTAAAGATGACCTTCGCGAAGGCAAAGG